TCTGATAGGTTCATTTTTTCTTACGTTCCTTGGTGCTTACTTCTGATACGACTTTGTGGTTTGAGCCACGTTTGAATGAGCGATTGGCTGATGGGGTTTGGAGTTTGACTCCGTTCCCATTTGTGCCACCTTTAGATAGTGCCTTGATATGAGCAACATCTTTACCTTCGCGGACGTCAGCACGTCCATCATTGTTTTTGTCTGCATTCTTTTTATCTATACCTTCTCTAGCACGCTGACGCTCTAAGCGAGCTGGGCTTTCGCCACGTTCAATCTGCTGCTGATATTCTTTTTTGTAGGGGCGGGGTTTGTTAACGTAGGGCATATTAGTTCCTGTTGTATTCACATTCTCTCACTGAGCAGAACTTGCACAGTGGGCCTTGGATGGGGTTCCACACCCCGTTTTCTAACGCCGCCTCAATTCTTGCTACGTCTCGGGCGGCGGGTTCTATGTATTTTGGCATCATCTCCGAGTGATGAATAGCCCTCACGAATTCCTTGCTGACTACAAACAAGAGAGCCGACTTCACCTTCTGAACCTCCGGAAACTTGGCGAATAATCCACAAGCGACGAGATCGAGTTGCTTCACATCCGCATATCTCGCACTCTTGCTCGTCTTGTAGTCTATGGAGTGTGCTGTCCCTGTCGTCCGATTGATAATCACCAAATCCGCTACCCCATGCCACCATACATCCGGAGCATCGAAGTCGCACGACTCTAAGTTCTTCGTCAATCCAAGTTTTACTTCGCATAATTTTTCTCCGGGGATGTCTTTTAAAACATCTAAGGTAGCTTGCATATACGCAAACTGTTCAGGGATCGGCACTCCATCACGAATGTATTCCTCGGCTACAGTATGAGCTGTCTTTCCATACAGTGTTGCCTGTGTGTCGGGTTCAACAATGTCCTTGGCTATCTTGGTGTGGTAGTACTTCTTAGGGCACTGCTGAAATGTTTTCAGGCTACTGAATGACCAAACAATACTCATAATTTCTTTCTGTTACAGATACGGCCCGGGCACGTACCTTGGTTGTACTACAGGTTTTGCTTGTGGTTGACCTTCACCGTGCTCAAACCTAGCACCACGTGCGGAGGCATAAGCTTTTACCACGTGCGGGTAGTGTCTGTCTGCCGTTACGTACTTAGTGTCAATACCCCAATCATCCCCTGACGAGTCTAAGTTATACACGGGTTTAACGTCTAGTAGCTCGGCTAACGGCGAATCATCTATAACCGATAACCCATCTCTACCAAAGAACCCATAACTCTTAATTAAACCTTTATTGTGCTGAAGTACTGGATGAAAGTAAATTTTATTGGGGGATGCTTCGGGCACTTCGGAAAGCAAGAGCAACCCTGCGTTACTTTTACCAACTGAGTCGGTAAAGTCGGGGAGTATGCTACCCCAATCGTGCATCATTGCATTGTGTTCCCAATCTATTTTTAGCCCGTCTTTGTTGCCTTTGACCTCTACAAACATACCCCCTTTACCCCAACGGCAGGGTAAAAAGAAGTCGGGTAAGTATCTAAGGTTTTTAATTCCGTCAACAGTATTAACTTCCTTTTCATACCCTTCGTTCTCGTACTTCCAAGGTATACCCAAGGTGTCAAAGAACACAGCCCAACGTGCTTCCAACCTCGAGCGAAAGCGATAGCCCTTGTACGTAGTTTCGATTGCTTTAATATGATTCATTCTTCATCCCAAATGTCGTTAGGCCAAACTAGCACAGGGGTTTCAATCCCTAAGTAGCCGCCTTCAATGTTGAACTCAATGAACTCCCGCGCTTCCTCGGCATCCATGCCGTCTCGCATCAAGATTTCTCGTATTTTCTCCGCGTCGTAAACCAATACGGATACTTGCGTACTCTCACGCCAAATGCTCGCGGGCCCAATGATCGCTTCGTCGTATCCGTCGTACTTAATCATTCGTTGCGCTCCTTAAGCCATTGTTGAATACGCTGAAATGCAACTAAATAGTTACCCCGTTCGGCAATTTCGCAAGCTTCTAAAAAGTTTTCCTGCGATAGCCCTACCCACCCACGTTCAGGTAGCGGATACCCTGCTTGTCTGTAGGCTTCCTCACGCCAAAGTTGTGCTCGCTTTCTATGGTACTCACAGTGTGGGCAGTCAGTCATTGCTTCATCTCCCGTACAAATACAGCAAACGATGCGGCGGTGTCGCCAAATGGCTTCATCTTGTCGAACTCAAGGGCTACTTCTTCAAGTACATCGTTACGCAATGCAACTTCCACAGTCGCACCATCCACTCGGTCATCGTGGCAAGCGCATCCGCGCTCCCAACATCCTCTGTCTATTAGTGTCATGGCTTCTCCTTCAACACAGTCTCTAGCTTATCCAGTGCCTTGTCCCAACTGTCGTAGTCGATACTGTTACCAAACGCCTTCATCACGGCTTTAGCCGCAGACTCAACACGTTCTAGCCTATCTATACGCGCTCGCATCAACCGATTCTCAGTTTCTAGGTCGGCTATGTTTAAATCCATTTCCCTCTCCGCATCTGTCATAAATCATCCCACCCTTTCTTCATTAACTCTTCAAAATCTTCATCGGCTTTTATGTCTTGATATATTAGTTCCGCAAACTGCATCAAGCTGGCAAAGTCACCGCGAATCTCAATTTCGTCAATGTTTTTTTCTTTTTGATCGCGTGGGAGTAACCCCGCCAACACAGCAAATGAAACGACAGCACTAAGCCGAACTCTTAAAAACTCTTTATTAACATTCTCCATAGCTTGCTCCATACCCTGCTTCGCAGTTCAGTGGTAACTCCATGCCCCAATCCGGGCGGGTGCGCATGCACATCTCAACGTACTCCTTGGCAGTTTCAACCTGACCGGTCGGCGCAATACAAGCGATGGCATCATGCACAGTCATCACGACTCGGTACTTCTTTGCAACCATTAGCATCTGCTCACCAATCACGATACGGGCTAACGCTTGGCATACGTTCTCAATTACCTTGCCGCCATAAATGCGTGTCGGTATCACTGCTTTGCCCTTCTTGGTGTCGTACACCAGCTCCGACTTCCCTTCCTCATTCTCTATTAGGCGTAGGTTGGGGTAGCGTAGGTAAAGCGTATTAGGTAATAGGATGCCGTCACTACCCTCAATCTTTAAGATACCGCCTCGGCCTAGCGTAGTCTGTTGATTCTGCAATATGGCTTTGAGGGCTGACGCCGCAGACTTCCATAACTCAGTAATCTGCGGATACGTAGTTCGATATGTATCAATAATCCGTTTCGCTTCATCCAATTCGATCGTGACATTGAAGTTCTTAAGTTGCGCTTGGAATTTTGCCGCGCCCATCCCGTACCCGCACCCAAGGATAGTGGTCTTGCCAACAAACCTTTCGTCCTTTGTAATCTGCGAAATCTTCTTGCCATAGATAGCCGTTGCCATGATTTTGTATACATCTTCGCCCCGATCAAATGCGTCAACTAAGTCGTCTTGCCCCGCAAGCCATGCGAGCGTACGGGCTTCAATTTGTGATGAGTCTGAATCAATCATCATGTATCCGTCCGGGGGGATGATTGCATGCTTCAAAAGTGAGTTGCGTTGTAGGTTTTGCAGATTTAACTTGTCGTCACCGCCCCATCGACCCGTGTGTGCCGCATAGTAGCGTAGTGGTACAGGCAATGAGCCGCGCTCAGCAATACCAAGAAACCTAGCTGTCCTTGTCTCTTCTATCGTAGACTTAGTGCCCAATCTCGCTGCCACTAAAGTTTGAACCTGTGGGTTTGGATGCTCAAGCAAAGCCTTAAACTCTTCGTCTGTTTTAGAGAAAGCATAGGTTTGTTTGCCGTTTGCAGGGCTGACTTTCATTGGTGGTACTACGCCATAGCCTTCCAAGATAATGGCAAACTTGACGTTGCTCATCAAATCTTCTTTGTCAAAGTTCTCGAGTAGGTCTTCCTTACGTTGCTTTTCACTAAGCAAATGGTCTTTGATAAGCTCTCTATCTAACTGCAACACAGGGTCGGTGAACATGCGCACAGTCAAATCAATCAGGCGTAGCTCAATAGGAGGGAAGCCAGCAGACATTGCGTTAAACAATTTCCACGTAAGAGTAACGTCGTTCTTGCAGTAGTCGCCATACGAAGCTAACTGTTCAGGGCTGAAGTCCTGACGCCGCATACCTAACGCATTTCCAACATCTGTGCCTTTCTCGCCTATGTCGTAGAAGTTTGACAGCACCGCCAAGCTACCGCCTACGTTAGTACCATGCAAGGCTCTGCCCATGGATAAAGTATCAAGCCAACCTTTGGGGCTGAGTCCGTAGACCCACTTCAAAATCGCTCCGTCGAACGGGGCGTTGTGCGCAAGGGCTAGGGAATTCCCCCAATCGAATCGGGTGAGGAACTGGTGCATGCTCTCCGCATCCCCGCTAAACCACTCGGGCTCACCATCGTTGACCTGTACGGCTACGCCAATAGTTTCGAACTGTGGGCTACGAATGTATTCCTCAGTGGTAACTTTTGTTAGGGAGAACTCACGGGAATAATATGTCTCGAAGTCGATTGTTAATATGTTCATTTAGGTTCTTTTAAAAGTTTCATCATGCCTTCTGCTAACTCTAGGTCTATGCGTTTGGCTAGGGTTGTGCTTGTTCGCTTGCCTTGAACAAAGTCCCATCGATATATGGTGCATTTGCCGTATCTTTTTTTCATGTGGTACTCGGTGCGATTAAGCTCTGCATACGTTTGTCCAAACAACTTATCTAGCGCGGGTAGTAGTTCGTTAACCAACTGTTGTCGACTAATTGGCATTGCACTCACCTATAACATTTGTTAGGTTTTCGAGGTTGGTCTCGTTGATGATGCACGTGTACCCGCCAGCCAAATTGATCGCTTGCATATTCTTTAGTTGTAGCGCGGTTGCTTGACCCTTACCCGCCTTGGCTTCGATTGCTAAGAACTTGCCGTTCACGCAACACAGGAAGTCAGGCACACCACTATTGCCGTAGCCAGTACCAATAGGCATAGCGTAGTAGATGTTGTGGGCTTTTAAGATAGCCTTGATCTTTGCCTTGACCTTGGCTTCAGGTGTCGTTGCCATAGATCATGCTCTTCCATACTGAGACCGAGGGCATGTGGTTGTGTGACTTGGTCGGTGTCGTGTAACCATTGTGGGCAATCCATCCGAGCGTACTCAGAGTGCGTACGCCTGACACCCATACGTTAGGGTGCAGTTCTTTGGGTCGGAATAAAAGTTTCTTGCCGCAGTATTCTCGGAACTCATCACCAAGAACAACGGGCTTTGATACTAGCAACTCTTCGGCTAGCTCTAAGTAACGCTCGACAAACTCGGGGCTTGTCCGGTTGGCCTTTGACCAACACTTATCTGCAAGGGCTAAAGCTGACTCCATGCGTGTGTCCATCTGATACTCCAAAAAGATTTTCAAGTCTTGATAGTATCATAACTTTTTACTTTGTCAATAGTACAGACGTAAAAAAGCCACCCGAGGGTGGCTAGTGGTTTCCCTAACAAATGTTAGGATGTGGCGCTCAACTCACGTTCCAAGTACCACTTGGCTTTCTCTAAGTCTTGCTTGCGGTTGCCTTTGTGGTCGGCACGTGTCA